TGAATCAAGCACAGTTAAGACAAGCCGCTGCTCAAGATAGAATTGCTTCTAGAGAACAAGCTGCATTAAATAAACGACTGAATGCTTCAGGTAGAATTATTGAAGCAGAACGTAAATCAGCACAAGTTTCACAGCAAGCTTCAGCTACTGCTGTGAAAGGATTAAAAAATCAAGAAGCACAAGCAGGTAAAACTGCTAAGGGTGTTCAAACTGTAACATTATCATGGCAGAGTATGGCACGTATTGTAGCCATACAATATTTACATAGAGCAGTAAGTGCGCTTACGCAAGCTATGGAGGAAGCTTTTGATAGAGCTTCTCAATTAAGTATTAAGGTAGCTGAAATACAAACTATTTCACAAGATGCAAATGTTTCAACTAGAGAATGGCGTAAGGGTTTATTAGACTTATCTGCGTCGTTTGGTATTGATGTTCTTGACCAAGCTGAAGCTGCTTATCAAGCATTATCTAACCAAGTAACACAGGGTGCAGATACATTCCGTTTCCTTGAGGAAACAAATAGATTTGCGGTAACGGCTGTCACATCTAGCACTAATTCAGTTAATCTATTAACTGCGGCACTTAATGCTTATAGACTGCAAGCATCCGATGCCAATAGTGTAGCTGCAACATTATTCAAAACAATTGAATTAGGCCGAGTACGTGCTGATGAAATGGGACAGTCATTTGGTGATGTGGCTGTTCTTGCAAATCAGCTTGGTATTGGCTTAGATGAACTTGGTGCTTCTATTGCAACACTTACAATTCAGGGTATTAAATATAATAAGGCTGGTACACAGCTACGTGGTATATTCATCAAATTACTTAAGCCTACAAAGGAAATGAAGGATTTCCTTGAAGAGTTAGGATACTCTTCAGGTGAAGCAGCTATACAGGCTCTTGGGCTTGGTAAATTCCTTGCATTATTGCAGGAAAGAACAAAAGGAAGCTCAACAGAACTTGCTAAGTTTGTTAGCCGTATTCGTGGTATTTCTGGTGCTCTTGCTCTTACTGGTAAAGGTCTTGACCTTTATAATAGAAACTTAGAACAAATTCAGAAGTCACAAGAAGACTATAATAATGCAACTGAAATCGCACTCAGTGCGTCTGGACGGCGTATTAAAATATTTAAGGAAGAGGTTAATCGTTTCACAACTGAAATTGCAACTTTCTGGTTAGATTTAGCCGCGCAAATAACTGATGCATTGCGCGGTGTTGATAATGGTATTTCAACTACAGTTAAAATTATTGCAACATTATTAAAATATAGTAGTCCATTATTTGTAATGTTTCAAGGATTACGCAATCTAATTGCAACCGGTAGTCTTTTTGATTCTAAAGATTTTGATGTACGTTTCAAAGAAGCACAAAAGCGTCAAGAAGCATTATTCAAGCGTGTTGAACGTGATGTCGGTGTATTACGTCGTGAAATTGATACATTATTCAGAAGTGCAAATAGAGAATTTTCTGTACTTGATGCTAATGTAATAGCGGGATTAAGTAAACAACAAAAGATTGCTATTGCAGCAGCAAAAGCTATAAGTAAAACAACTATTGAAGGTAATAAAGCTTCGTTAAAACTTATTGATGAATTAATCAAGAAACAACAAGAGGCTGCAAAGCAGAGTGAAAAGATTATTGAAGCAAATGAACGTGCTATTGAAGCAGCAATAAAACGTGCTGAAGCTTTCGCAGATGCATTTATACTTGAGGAATTAGCTGATAGTCCTGTTGAGCAATTTAAGTATTTACAGGAACGCGCAGAAGAGTTAATTCTTGATGCTGTAAAATTATTTAATCTTGATGAAGCTGAAAAAGCTTTTGAAAGATTGAAGCAACGTGAAGATATTCTTATTGATTTAGTAAAGCGTGGCGGCGAACTTGAAAAGCGTAAGAATGATTTAATAAAAGAGCGGGATAAAATTGAATTAGAAAGTGGTAAAACTGTATTACAACTTTCTGATAAAGAATATGCAAGATTACAAGAAATTAAAAAAGAAATTGCTGCTATTAATGTACTAGAAACTGATAGAAAGAAACTTGCAGAACAAGTATTACTTGCACAAGAAGAGGAAGTACGATTACGAAATGAATTAATTAAGCAAGAGAAAGAGCAGCTTGCTTTAGCAAAACAGCGTGAAGCTAATTTAATATTGCAAAAAGCTGAATTACAGGCTCTTGCAAATGAGTTTGCAAAATTTGATATTAGCAAATTATTAGCGACAAGAGATGTTGATAAAATTAATGCTGCAATGAAACGGCAAGCGGATATTACTAATCGTATTTTAGCTATTAATAAAGAAATTGGTGTTGATGCAAAAACCCAACAAGCATTTGTTGATAGATTCAATGAAGAAAAGAAAGCTGCTGAAGCTGCTTTAGCTAAAATCAAGAAAGAAAATGATAGAGAAGAGCTTAAACGAACACAAGATATTGCTAAGGAAAGAATTAAGTCTGTATTAGATTTACTTGAAGCAGAAAAGAAGCGTATTGAGTTACTTAAAACTGAACGTCTACCACAATTCATTCGTCGGTTAGGTGATTTAGACGAGCAAACAAAAGAAGTTAAAGAACTTCAACGTATACTTGCACAGGTTTCTAAAACTGGTATAATATCAGATGCTCAAATACAGGGCATCAAAGCACTAGCCGCAGCAGCAGAAAAAGAGTTAGGCCCAAAGGTTGTTGGGGCATTAGCAGGTATTGAAAGAACATTACAGGAATTACAATCTAATAGAATACCTGAATTGCAGAAAGCCTATGAAAATGCCAAGGAACAAGTAAAATTCTTTGGGCAAACAGCAGAACTTACTGGTGCAAAAATTGTTGATATGTCTAAGAAACAAGATGTATTTACAGAGGCTATTAAAGCTTCAAATACAGCATTAGATAATTGGGGAGATGTACTGGTCAGAGTTACAGAAGCTACATTAAGAGCAAATGAAAAGATACAGGCTGCTACACAGGCATTACAAGTGCCCACACCTAGAATTCCTGAAGAACCAGAACGAGGTAGTTTATTTGAAGCAAGAGGGGGACAAATAGCTGCACACGGTTCTGATAGGATACCAGCACTTTTAGGTGCGGGTGAGTTTGTTGTAAATCAACGAGCAACTAGAAGATTCTTCAGTCAATTACTTGCAATTAATAGCGGGAATGTTCCCCGCTTTGGCGGCGGTGGAACAGTTACAAATGTTGGAGACATTCAAGTATCCTTGCAATCTTCAGGTAATGAACCTCTTGATATTGTTAGAATTGGCAAAGGCTTACGCAGAGAAATACGCAGAGGTCGCGTAAGGTTATAATAATGTTTACATTGAAATACCCTCCAATCTCACCGTCTGATACAGTGGTTCTCAGGAATCCTGAGATTGGTGATATACAACGTGTACATGGCGAAGGTATTGTACGCCGTACACGCGGGGGTGATTTAAAAATCTTTAGAGATAATGATTGGCCTCAAGGACAGACAAATGTTTATGAGTTCCGCGCACTAACTGCTGCTCAAAAAGACGATTTAATAAGTTTCTTGCAAGATTATGCTGGATTAGAAATAGGTATTGAAGACCATTTAGGTCAAGACTGGACAGGTGTTATTACTTCTTCTCCAAATGAAATTGTTACTGTTAGAGATGCTTGCTCATATGATGCTAGTTTTGAATTTTATGGAGCTAAAGTCTAGAAAGGGTATTTGAATGAGTGTAAAATTTGAATATCCTTATGCTTCTCCAACTGTGGAGCTAAATTTAAGGAATCCCGATTTAGGGGATTCTATGCAGCATGATATTAAATTGCAGTACGGTAGAGTTATGAATGGAAACTTATTTACATATAAATACACACCGGCTACGAAAAGACTACTTATGACATTTAGACATTTAACAAAAGCTAAGGTTGATGAATTAATAGATTTTCTGCATCAAACATCTGGTCGTGAGATTAAATATACTGATTACAATAATGTTGTGTGGCGGGGCGCAATAACTACAGACCCAAATGAAATAACTACACTTGGGCCTGTACAGGGTAGTGATGGCAGTAGTGCAGCGTGTATCGAAGTTAGTGAAATTACTATTGAGTTTGATGGGGAAGAAGTCTAATGGTAAGAACTTTAACTGCTGCTGCTCAAACTAAGGCAAGTACCTTAAAAGGTACTGAGCCTATTATTGTTGTAAAGGTTGAGTGGGGTAGTGGTACAATTTATTATGCGGATAAAGCTATAACAATTGGGGCGATAACTGCAAAGGGTGCAGTTATTGATTTAGGTGCAGTAAATAGTCAAGTAAAAACAGATAATATTGGGCAAGTTAGTAGTGTAAATATTGGCTTAGATGATACTGATGGAACACTCAAAACTCTTGTAGATAGGGATGCAATAGAAGGAACACGTTGTACAGTTTATTTACATTTTGTTGGCCTCGGACAATCTGATTTAGTTAAGTTATTCTCCGGTAGAGTTGCTTCGGATATTGTATGGTCAGAAGGTGACCGTACATTATCCTTTAATATTGAAACACAAATTGAGGGGGATGAATTAGGATTTGCTCCAAAAGAAGGTGATATAACTAATCTTAATCCTGAAGCTGTTGATGTACCTTGGCCGTTATGTTTTGGTAAGCCATTACGTGTTCCGGCTGTACAAATACGTAAACAGATACGTGGCGCATTAAAAGATGAAGTAACACATGGGTCACCTTCACCATTCTATGTTGAGAATGGTGAAAACTTTCCACAAGGTACTCCCATAACAATTGTTATTAATGGGATAGCTTTTACTGGTTCTTTCAATGGGCAAGCATTTACGCCAACTGGTTGGAACGTTGCAAGGCATACAAGTGTTGCATTAGCTGCAAGACCAATCAGTGACCCTGATAAAGATAATCATGCTGTAGCATGGTTAGCTAGTTCTTCAATCAGTATTCAAGGATTATATTGTATAGTTAATCGAGGCATACAATGGTTTGTTAATAGATGTATACGTCAAGAGGGCACTAAGTGTTGGTTCCAAAAAGACTGGATGTATGATATTGTAATTGATGGAAGTATCACAAAAGTATTACTTGATAATACTGATACAATTTATGAAACTGCTGGTCGCCCGCGTGGTGCATGGAATTCTACATATAAAGAATATAACTGGATTTGGACTATGGGGAGTGAGTGGTATAATGATGATAGAGTTATAGGCTTCTCTGAGACACGGCTTTCTCCTGATTCATATACCTTAGCAGAAGGTACAGAAGTTCTTTATGATGGTGGCTTTAATGACTTATATGTTTGTAATTTAATTCAATCTATTGATATTATTGAAGTATATGGTCATAGGAACTTTAATGGTGAAACTATATTTGCACCAATACCATCAAGTTATTATACAGTCAACAAGAATCATTTACTTGCTGGTCAGAATTGTACAACCTTAGAATTTGATAAGCCATTAATTGATTATGAATGTGAAGGTTGGGAAGGCGATGTTTATGTATCGCTTGAATCAAGTGCTGACCAAAATGTTTCTAATATCATAAAGTGGATACTGGAAGCTTACACAGATTTAACAGCCGACCCAACTTCATTTGCTGTTGTTAAAGCAAAATTACGTTCAGGGGCAAGTGAAAAATATCCTGCTAATTTTGCTTACCTTGAGAAACGAGATTCTATAAAAGCATGTGAAGAAATTGCGTGGCAAGCACGTATCGCCATGATAGTTGATGGCGATACAGTATACCTTAAATATCTTTCTGAAGTTCCTTCATCAGATTATACAGCAGATGAATCTGCTGTTGAAATGAAAACTCTTGAGCTAGGATTTACACCAACTGAAGATATTGTAACAACTATGATTGCCAAATGGCGCACCGAAATGTCCGGTGAAGAGGGAACTGAAAGGACTTTTGAATATTCTAATAATACATCACAGTATGGAGCTATTGAGCAAGAATATGATTTTTACATCTATAATATAGAAAGTCTTGTAAAGTTAAGCGCGGCATTTTGGGGGTATCGTTATTCTAATTCATGGCGTAAATCAGCTTTTAATACTTTCTTACCGCCGCTTAAATTAGAAGCATTTGATACTATTGCACATGATTTAAACATCATTGGAAGCAACACGCTACGTGGCGTTGTACAAACATTTAATCTTGAAACCGATGATAAGCGTATTGGACTTGAAACAATAATTGCATCAAAGGCAGGTGATGATGTTGCTGGACAACCTGTTGAAGATACCAAATATTGGACGGGTGACCCTTCTTATTCTATTAATGGTAATCCTGTCCCAACCGACCCTTCTACCGGGCGGGATGAAACAAATTATGTTCCTGCACAAGATACTGAATGTTTAGAGCGGCTACGTGAGGGGGAAGGTGGAGGTACTGGCGGCGGCGGTGGTAGTGACCCAAATGAACCAGACGACCCCTTTGATAGACGACGCTTAGGATTAAAATTCAGACAGGGTGCTGATAGTGTTAATCGTGGCGAGAATTTTGCTGTTCAAATTGATTTAATAAATCTTGATACTTTTATGACAGTATCAAGAACTATTGATGTTGAAATTACATTCAATAATGGTGGTAGTGGTGATTCACTTAATATTGCTGGCGTGGGTGCGGCACCGCAAACAGTTAGACTTAATAATGGTACGTGGCTTGGTAATGTTAATATTGATGGTGGCGCGGGTGATGCTCAAACAACTATAACTGCTTCTCCTGTACCTGCTGGCTATGGTCCTGATATACAAATGCCTGTACGTATTGCAGAAGGTAATGGATTACAATTACAAATTAATCAGAATCCTATAGTTAATGGTACAGCATTTAGTGTTAGTGGGACCGGTACACCTAGCACAACTTGGAATATTACTTGGGAAAGTAGTGATGGTTCTGGTTCATTAAATCTTGGAACATTATCAACAGACGGCGCTGGTGATATTATTGACCCCGGTAATTTAACATTGACTGGTGGTACAGAAGGTAGTAGTGGTCGCATTATTGCAGAATTAGCTGGCGATAATAGTACATCTAATTCTGTGCGTGTTGGAACAGATGATGAGGTCGCAGGAACTGTAAACTTTGGTGATACAATCCCGATTATTGTATCAAAAGCAGGTACTAAGGGTACATCAAAGAAAGCTAGACGCGATGATTTAATACCCGGTTTAAAACTTGATGGAAACGCTGCTGATAGTGCATCCAATGGTGACCCAACATTAGGATTTGTAACCAGTGATGGTGGCTTAAAAGTATTACTAGGTACTGGTTATACTTCTACACTTGGTAAATTAACAACTGATTCAGATGGGTTATATGTATTAGTTAAAGCAGATGCTGGCTTAGAGAATTCTGGTGATGGTCTTGGTCTTATTGGCGATACTAAGGGTGAGTTACTTCTTCATACTGGTTCAGCATGGACAGTATTAAGTATTGGTACAACTGACCAAGTTCTTACTGTTGAAGGCGGTACAGCGGTTTGGAAGGATGCGGCTGGCGGTGGTCCTGACCCTTATAATAGTACGCCAACAACTGTATTAGATGCTACAGGTTACAAGGGTGATTCTGACCTTTATTCACGCGGTGACCATGAGCATGGTTTCAATGGTTATCTTTTTGCAGGATGGGGATTAAGTTGGTATTATGGACAATTTATAGTTGACTATACTGCTATATTAGATGGTAGTGGCGTCCGTAAAGTTGACACAACTGGTAATGCGCCCGGAGTAGCTACTGTAGCGGCACCAGCAGACCATAAACACGGATTCGATGGAACATTATTTGCTGGCACAGGAATTAGTTGGTACAGCGGGGCCTTCCATGTAGCGGATGTCCCGGCCAGTGGTACTACTGGAGATATGCTATATTATAATGGTGGATGGATTGCGCTTGGAATAGGTTCAAGTGACCAATTCCTAAAGGTATCAGGCGGTGTGCCGGTATGGTCTGACCCAATTAGTCCTCTTAGTGCTGGTGATGGTATTGATATTACAAGTAGTGTTGTATCAGTTGATTTAGTAACCACAAATCCGGGTCTTCAATTTGTGTCAGGAGAACTTGATGTAAAACTCAAATCTGGTGGCGGTCTTGCTAAGGACTCTAGCGGAATGTATGTAGTTTGGGCGTGATATATGGCTTGGGCCGATATAGCTGCATTAAGTCCCGGCGACCCTATGCAGCTTCAACATTTCTTAGATATTAGATTAGCCCTTATTGAACGATGTGAATGGGCCGGTAATGCCACACAGAAAGCTGCTGCTCAAGCTCTTTCTACAACTAATCCTTTTAATGCAGCTTGGTTAAATAGCGCGCGAGCTATTTGCGAAGCTATTGACCAAGAATTCTATCGTGGGTCTGCCTATTGGCAAGACTCAGGTTTTCAAGGATATGGTAACCGTAAACAAGTATTATATAATACCTATGGGGAAGCTAGTGGTTTCGGTTTAAGTGGAGGTACATACAACTGGATACTTAGACCAACACGCGCAGGGTCATTGGTGCTTGGTCAAACCATGCCACAAAATACTTATCATCCTTTCCTTGAACATCTTATGGGGTTATATTATTATATTAATGATACTATGCGTTGGATTGGTACTACTATAATAACAGGTTCATCTATGACTAAACGTAAACGAGGTAGTGCTTCACCAAGTGATAATGAAGCTTGGACATCTATGAAGGGAGCAACACCTGAACATTATGCTTATGGTGTTGCGGCATTACTCGGTATTTATTGGTGGAACAATCTTACTCCGCCTAATATTTATCGTTATTACGATTATAGACGGCTAGAATTTAGACAATGGTTGAATACACCGCTTGCAACTTTAGCAGGTTTTGATGCTTGTTCATTTATTTATAAAATACGAGCAGGTGAAAGTCTTGGTCCTTGGAAATTATGTTCTGGAGCAACTGGAACGGATGCAGGAGCATATGCAGGTCCTCCAGTATTACATTCAAGTTTTACATTTTCAGCATGGAATACTTACAATAAATTTGATTGTGATAACCCCGGTAATCTTGGTGGTGCGGCTTCTGCTAATTGGTATGATTTAATATATAATCCAGCATATGATGGTGGTGCAGGGCCGGGAGCTATGAGGCGAGCTTATTTTGATGTAGGAGGTATGATAGCAAAACCACAAACAAGCTACGGTACTTAGGAGGAATGGCGGTGGGTAAAAGACGATGGATACAAGGAGCAATTAAGAAACCGGGGTCATTACGTAAATCATTAGGCATTAAGAAAGGACAAAAGATTCCACTTAAAACATTGAAGTCGGCTGCCAAGAAGAAAGGCAAAACGGGCAAACGTGCAAGACTTGCTTTAACGTTACGAAAACTTAGAAGGAGGTAATCAATCATGGTAGAGTCAGGAGCACCCACAGAAGTATTAGCGCAAGGATGGTGGGTACCGGTTGTAGTTTCTTTATTACCGGTATTGGGTGCGTTATTGCTTGGACTGCTTAAACATTATGCAGGTAAGTTGATGGAAAGAATCAAGGCTAGTGATGCTGAGAAAGAAGCTATCCAATGTCTGCTTGAAGGTATGGCTAAGACTCAAGAAGAATTTGTCCGTGAAACTAAAAAGGCTGCTGCTGATGGTAAGTTGAGTAAGACTGAAATTGAACAAGCTAAGAAAATGGCTATTGCACACGCAATTACTGTTGCTAAGGGTCCGGCTCTTGATGTTCTTAAGGCGATGGGTACAGAGCGGCTTGGCAGTCTTATCAAGCAATTACTTGCCAAGATGAGTAAGAAAAAGGATAAGTAATGTGGGCTGGAATATTCGCTTGGCTTGGTAAGATTTTTGCATCAGTATTTGCGGAGGTTGCAAAAGATGTTCTTAAGACTCCTGCAAAAGAAATTGAAGTTACAGAAGTACGCGGTGATGTTGATTTGCCTCCCACTCCTGTTGATGAATTGCTTGCTGATTACGGGATGTAGTATAGGAGTTAAAGAGAAACAAACTGTGATTTATTCATCATTTGCTAAAGACCCTGAAATTAAAGGGGCAATTAAGGTAGCAACTAACAAAAAGATTCCTGTAACTGTTGAAGGAAAGTCGGATGTTGTAACAATGTTTGATGCCGGTGGTTATTACTTAGTACATGAAAGAGACTTGAGGGCATTCTTAAATGCTATACGGAAAGTTCCGTAGGCTTACGGCTGATACAATTTGTGCTCCCCGTCGGGGGCGGCCTCCGGTCGCCCCCGATGGGTATGAACCTGAAGCGGGGGACCCCTATGTTTTTCATATTAAATTACCTCCATGTGATAAACGTGAAGAAAGGATAGTTAAACGGCCATGTTGTGACAAATTAATTATATGGTGTTTACTAATTGATACACCTGTTAGTCGGTGGAGTTGTGTGAATAGGTGCCCTAAAAATGTTGAAAACAATAGTAATGACAACGTTTGACCGCGACTGCTTATTGCAGTTAGGTCTTGAATCAATACGCAGACACAATCCTGTTAGTATTGATTTAGAAATCTTAGTGGTTAATGATGGCATACCGGGGAATGTTGAAAATATTTGTAGACTATTTAAAGCTAGACATATTTTTACAGGCTACCGCAATAAAGATAAAATGCACTGGAGGATACCCGGCTTTGCTATTAATATAGGTGTCAAGAAAGCTAAAGGGGATATAATCTTTTTAACATGCGCAGAAATGTGGCATGTTACAGATTGTGTGAATCCTATGGCTGATGCTATTGAAGCAGACCCTTGGGCATTAGCTATACCTGAAGGTAAAGATGATATGAATAATCGTTATTTACCCAATCTTGATAATGAACAAGTGTATGCTGAATGTGTACCACTTAAGACCGAACTTCCTTTCCTAATGGCAATGCATAAAGATAGATTTATGGAGATAGGTGGGTATGATGAAGATTTTCTTGGACAGTCTTATGACGACGATGATTTAGTTGAAAGACTACAAGCTCATGGTTGTCATTATAAAAAGGTAGATGCTAGGTGTGTTCATTTATATCATCCACGTTATTGCCACGATAAGCGTACTATGGGAAGACTACAACTAAATAAGAAACTATTTGAGGAACGTAAAGGACAAATAGTTCGTAATATTGGACGAGAGTGGGGTGTAATGTGTTAAAAGATTATTGGGATGAACAACATAGACAACAAAATAAGAAAGCTCTTACTGGCTCAACATTAGACCAGTATTGTGAATTATTTGGCATAACTAAAAAGTTTCTAAAAGATAAAAAGATTCTAGAAGTGGGCGTTGGATTAGGTAAAGCTACTAGAGAACTTGGGACACTAACGGATAATCTAGATGTTTTGGATATTTCATTAGTTGCATTAAGCAATGTTGCGGGGTGGGTTGCAAGAGGGTATGATACTGTAAAAGAGCTACCATTAAACTATTATGATGTTGTTTTATCTCATTTAGTAGCACAACATATGAATGATTCAGATTTAATAATACAGATGGAACATATTATTAAATCGTTAGTAGACAATGGAGTATTTTATATGCAGTGGGCAGATGCATACACACATAATATACCTGTAGATTTTATTATTGAGAAGGGTGGGGGCGTATTACGGGATATTGAAGAAATGGATAAACTTGTTAACTATGCTGGTGGTGATTTAAAAATCGTAACAGTAAAAGGTATAACTGGTGCTGTTACTTGGTATGCTGGTGCTATAAGGAGGAAGTAATGTCATTAGATAGCCCTAATTGCTATGCAACAGATAAAGTAATTTATCATCCAAGAATAGTGCAATCTTTTATGGCACACTGTAGCCATGAAATGTTTCCAGTATTTGTACATTTGATGCCTCAAAACTTTTGCAATCAGAACTGTGAGTTCTGTAGTTATAGAATGCAAGACTGGAAGAATTCTCAAAACTTTGATGCTCGTAGCCATTTATCATGGGAGCGATTGCAAAAATTATTACATGAATTTCATGATATGGGAGTTAATGCACTTGAAATAACTGGTGGTGGTGAACCATTAGCGTACCCTGATATCCATAAACTTTTTGATGAATTATCGACTATGCCAATTGAAACAGCTTTAGTAACTAATGGTACTTTATTAAAAGAACGCACTGCTGATTTACTTTATCGGACACATTTACAATGGGCAAGAGTTTCAATTGACGCCGGTAATAAAAAGAATTACTGCAAAATACGTCGTTGTCCTGAATCCCATTGGGATATGGCATGGCGAGGAATTAGTAGGCTAGTTAGTCGTCAAACGCATCAAACAATTGGAATTGGTTTTGTTGTAACTGAACATAATTATATGGACATATTTGAATTATGTTCACGCGCAAAGAATGCAGGTGTTGATAATGTAAGAATATCTGTAGCTTTTACAACTAAAGGAGCGGATATATTAAGTCAAGAACAAAAGATGGAAGCACGTAAGCAACTAGAAGAAGCTAGTAAACTTAATTGTAGAGTATTTAAAGTAGTAGACTTATTTGATGAGCGATTAAATAATCTTCGTCTATCGGCTGAAAAACAAGATTATGATTATTGTGGAATAAAAGATTTATTATGTGTAATTGAAGGACAAGGAAATGTATACACATGTTGCACATTGACGGGTATGAAAGCCGGTTTCATTGGGAATATTATGGAACAATCTTTTGATAAATTATGGTCAGATAGAGTAAAATGGCGTGAAGAATTTGACCCGCGTAAAATGTGTAAATGTACTTGTCTATATGAAAAACGTAATCAAGTGATACTTGGATTACGTAATCCACCAGAGCATATTAATTTTATCTAGGAGCCAACAATGTCGAACCCATTGGTTACGATTTTTACATCCTGCCATAATCAAGGTGGGTATCTAAAGGAGGCTATTGAAAGTGTCCTTTGGCAAACCTACCCCGATTTTGAATACTTATTGTACGATGATGGTAGTAGCGACGATACTCTTGATATTATGCGGCATTTTGCTAAACTTGATGATAGAATTAAAATCCTCAGTCTCCCAAAACAGAAGAATGTTGGTGTTGTTATTAATAAAAGTTTTTGCGATGCTCGTGGTAGTTTTTGGGTGTGGTGTCCTTCTGATGATGTACTTATGGATACTCTCGTTGAGCGGAAAGTAAGATTAGCTAAAAAGCATCCTAATGCTGTCATATATGATAATTGGTATGTTATGAATGAAGTAGGTAAATTAGACCATCCAGTTGATGTCCCACCTATGACACCTGTAGAATTTGCTGAAGAGGTTTGGCGTAGTAGTCCAATAGGGTTTACAGGTATATGGATACCAATGTCTGTTGTTATGGATATGGATTTAAAATTTCCAGAACATCTTCACTTTTCAGAAGATTTCTACTGGATGATTAAAGCTACAGTCCACGGTGTAGAATTCCGTGGATTACCGGATAGATTACATTATAAACGGAAACATCTTAATGCTTTAACTGCACAAAATATTGATGCTATATTAGACCAGATACCGCGTATACGTAAAGAATTAGCTGAGTATAAGGAATGGTGGGAGAAACAACATGTCAATACCTAAACGCATATTTTTCTTTTGGGGCAATAATACAATGTCATGGATGAGATACATGACATTGAAAAGTTTTCGATTTTTAAATCCTGATTGGCAAATTATACTATATGTGTCAAAATGTTCCAAGGATAAGAAACCGTGGATGGATGAAGTTGAGCAGGATTTCTTTGCTTTCAGAGGCAAGGATTATCTGTATAAAGTACATGAACTAGGAGTGGAAATACATGAATGGTCGATGCCAGAGTTCCCCGATATTGGTGCCTCACATCTATCTAATTTTTTAAAGTGGTATAAGCTTCAAGCACACGGCGGCGTGTATGCAGATATGGATATTTTATGGATGCGAAGTATGGATGAGTTGTATAATGAAATGCAAAAATATGATACAGCCATATGTTCAACTAAGTATCTAAGTATCGGGTTACTTGGGTCATGTATTGGTAACAGAATGTTTCAATCTTTCTTCGACCATGCTCGTAAACATTATGAACCTCATAGATACCAATGTGTAGGAGTAGAAAATATTTATGCGTTACTATATAATGATGATGCATTCTTGGCTAGTGGAGATGTTAATTGGGATTACTTAGCTACTCGTAATATCCTACAAGATTTAAGGGATATGTTTCCTGATTTAAAAATCTTCAATATTCCATTTGGTCAAATATACCCATTCGGGTGTACTGAAGTAAATAAGATTTTTGAAGCAACTTATAGATTACCACCACATGTAGTAGCAATACATTGGTACGCTGGACACCCGATAGCACAACATTATAATGGATTCATGCACGAAGATAATGTAAAGGATATCCGTAATACTTTTTCGGAGGTTGCTAATAGATATGTATAAGATAGCACATTTCTATTGGGGCGGCAATCCTTTATCATATCTACGTTTTCTTACGGTAAAGAGTTTTATAGTATTTAATCCTGATTGGGAGGTTAGATTCTATGTCCCAAAAGTCCATAATACAAAGCTTCCACAATGGGTATCCCATTCACATAAGATTAGATATACAGGCCATGATTATATGGCCGACCTTCGAAATCTTGGAGTCGAACCCCGTATATTCGATTTTCATGCCGCGGGTTTCCCCAATGATATCCATGAAGCACAGAAATCAGACTTTCTGCGTTGGCACTTGCTCTATCATTCAGGAGGATTCTGGTCAGATACAGATGTAATATTCTGTAAGCCATTAACATATGAAAAATTTGACCAAGGTGATTTATGCATCACTGCTGATTTAGACCCTGTTGTATATTATATTGCTTATATTTACTCTGTAAAACATAATATATTTATGGGACAAATACTTCGTGCCGCAAAACGTGAAAGTAATTTTGATAAATTAAATTATCAATGTCTTGGGAATGTACTTGTTAAGAAATGCTTCCCAAATCCTAAAGCACTTAATTGGATTGACCCTGTTGTTAATTTACCAGTTAAACGTGTACGGGATATTAGTAATATATTTGAAAAACGTAATGCCGTTGATATGTCGCGCAGTGTAGGATTACATTGGTTTGGTGGGCATCCTATGTCAACTAAATGGGAGAATATATTAACGCCGGAAGTAATACCTCATTGTAATACATCACTCTGTAATTTAATAAGGGAGGTTGGCTTATGCTAGTTGTAGCGTTCTATACAGAAAATACACCATACGAACATGAGATTGACCATCTACGTGCTAGCTGCCATAAGTTAGATTTAAAATATCATTTTGAAGGTTATCAGAATCGTGGAGCTTGGGTACAGAATTGTGGTATAAAGCCTGAGTTTATTTTAGAGATGTTAACACGTTTCCAAGATGATTTACTTTATGTTGATGCAGATGCAGTAATTATGAAGTATCCAAAATTATTAGATATATTTGCTGGTGATATAGCTGCACATATAATGAAAGGTGGAGTCCTACTTAGTGGTACAGTATTCTTCCGTAACAATGAACGTGTTAAAAACTTAGTTAAAGAATGGGTAAAGAAGCAACAAAAAGATTATAATGTGTGGGACCAAAAAACATTACATGAAACTATCGTAGTTCATGGCCCACGTTTTGGTATAGAATTTGGGGAATTACCGGCTACATATTGTAAGATTTTTGATAAGGATTGGGGAGAACCAGTTATCCAACACAATCAGAAAAGCCGGGAGTACAGGGAGAGAGTACACATGAGTACATTAGATGGTGTTCCTGCTGAAATCCACAAGCAACGTATTTTTGTACATGGTGATGGGTCATTTACAATTCCACGTAAACACAAAGAAGCTGAAGCATTCCTTGATTTAAACTTCAGACGTATTGCTGGTGAATTACGATGGGTGAAACGAGCATTTGAACCAGAAAGTCTTGATAGCTTAAAGCCATTGTTTAATGGCAAGAAGTGTTATATTATTGGAAAGGGTCCAAGTTTAGATAGATTAACACGTAATGCTTTTGCTGAAGAAGATGCTCCAGTTATTGCATTGAATGAAGCAATACATAAAGTTGAAACATTAGGATTAAAAAATCCTTTATTTGCACTCCAACAAGATGCCGGCTTACATGCCACCTGCCGCCCAAAAACTGCATCAATATTAGTATCGACAAATGCTCAACACTGGTATGCTGATGCTAGAAATAAGTATATATTTGATAGTCGTAAGATGGGATTGAGTGGTAGTCAACTTGCAGTTATTTGTGCTATTGAAATTGCTAAGAGTCTTGGAGCAAAGTCTTTTGATTTAATATGCTTTGATGCATGTGTGAACAAAGAAATAGCCTATGCAAAATGCATAGGCTATGAACCTACTAGGGGTGGTGACCCGAAGAGATTTTTAAATCATCGTAAACACATTGAAAAACACATCAAAGGATTTGTTGTAAATTGGGTTATTCCAACAACCCGCCCATCCCCAACATCTTCTTATACACCTTTGAAGCAACAAGAGCATCCTGAAGAGCATCGTGAGCGCGTTCATGCGGAACCTTCAGGGTTGAAGCAAGATACACAAGATTAATTTTTGAGAATGGTACTTTGATTGCTCTCATTGCTGCACGGTCATTAAGATAGTTGGCAGTAATCATAGTGTCAACATAATGATAATCAAACCATTCATTGTATTGCTCAATACCTAGCCATGCTTGAATAAAACCTTTATCGAAACAATAGTTTTGACCTAACGGGATAATTCGCTTGGGCCTTCCGCTAGGTGTATGCGGGAGGCCCAATTTTTGTATCCAGTCATGTAATAATTGTTGAGCAGTTTCTTTATCAAAACCTTTGAAGATAATATCGTCTAGGCTGATTTTATTAACTTTCATTGCTTCAGCAGTAATGCGTTCTGGATGTTCAGGACGCATGTATATACAGAATGGTTGTACGTCTTTACGAGGTTCGATATTTGAATCAAGTGGAATAATTGCTAATTGTAAAATTTCGTCCCAACTTGAATCTAGTCCCGTTGTTTCACAATCAATTGCACACAATTGATTACCATTCCAGTGAACCATTGAAGTTGCCATTGTTACCTCGCTTAAGGCATTGGGTCGATTAAGGCATTGGTAAATTTATATTAACCTCCACCATGTATAAATTCTTCTTCACCACGATAAGGAGCAATTGCAATTTGAACTGTTAGAATGATTTTTGAATCAGTTGGCTCAATTGGGTCTAATAATACAGAAGCGTTTTCTTGGTGTAATACTTCTCGTTTGTCTGCCTTATAATTTTCTAAGGCTCGCTCAAATAATTTTCTAAATTGTTCTTCTTGTCTAGCTGTAAGCATCCATTACTCCAATCAAGGCATCGACAATACTTTGTCTATTAACTCTAAATACCCGCAAGTGTCCACTCGATTATCGCGTTTAGCTTCGTGGTATTCGCGGGCAAGTTTTACTGCTACCATAAACATCAAGCCCTGTGTAACTGATAATTTAACGCCGGTAAGTAATTCAAAAATATTGACGGTGCGTTGCCAATTATCTTTAACGTTGCCATATGCGTCTTGACGTTCACCATTGATTAATTTATCAGCTTCTAATAGAATAGAAACTCTATCCATAGTTAATCTCCTAAAATGCACATTGTGCAATTAATCTTTTTCAAGATTAGCATTAATGGCTCTCATTTGTTTTAATGCCGCATCGCGTGAGTCATGTCCTCCACCATCCAACGGTGTTCCCGCCTTATTCGTCTCAATTTGTCGAGAGGCACAGTTCACTATGCGGTACTTCTTTCCACGCTTTTCGACGCATACCGGCATCAGGCATCCTCCCAATCTATTGTAGGCTCAGTGCTCACGGTTCCGACTTTAACTACACTTAATTGATAAATTACAACATGTTCACCGTCTTCACATAACTCAAGAATTTTGATTTCTGCATCATCTAATGACTTGAAGGTTTCTATAATGTTTCCGTCTTTGTCAATAACTTCAGGAACAGGATTCTTACGACCGATTAAAAAATCTGTGTGCTTTGGCATTACTTTTCCTCCTTGAGAACATTTTCTAAAGTAGCCACAATGGCTTCTTCAGGGTTGTTTTAGCCACGATGTTGCTCCCGTTCTTCATTATCGAGTTTGATAGCTAATGCAAGCATACGTAGTGCCATATGTACTCTAGAAGATTGACCACCACCAACCATAGGTGTACAGAATTCTAAATCAATATGAAATTCTCCTTTTGTCATACCAATATGCCCGTCACCATCCTCACCAATAATAACTGTCAAATAACCATTAGGTGACATATCTTCATATCTACTATAGAATTTATGTGATTCGAGTGAAGGATACCAAGCTGGCTCTTCAAGTAATTTAATAACTCGTTTTTCAAGTATGTCACCGGCTATAAATTCCATACCATCTAATGCAAGTTGTTCAGCCACCTTTAACCTCCCCAATAGCCCAATCGCCGGCCTCTTCAGTAACCTTTAAATGTTTGATATGTTTAACATTTACACCAATAAATCTTCTATCAGCAAGCTCAACATGCTGAGTGATTTTATGCTCAAAGGCATACATGAGCAATCTACGTTGCTCATCAGAGAGTGAGTTTAATACTTCTTTTATACTCATTGGTTTGATTTATTCATCAGCCGGAACTAAGTATCCATCCCTAATTATTAATTTAGAACTAGCTGGTTCTTCAGGCATTTGCACACCTGCCCAAGCAATATTACCAATAAAGAACTGTCCAGTTTTCCGGCAACGTCCTTTCGGGTATTGTGGTGGTAATTCTCTACCTACACGTATCTTACTCCATTTATGAATCTCATTTGGTTCAAGCCATTCTATATATTTTTCATAAAGTTCTGAGAATTTGATTCTATGCCCATAACTATGAGCACATTTTTCTCTTAAAAATCTTTCCAACTCTGTTTGATTAAGTTCTTGTGCAATAACCTTATCTTCCGTGGCAAGTACCGGAACATTGAGTCGGTCATATGACGGTGGAATTTCCAAGCGCATAATCTCCGCAAGGAAATCCGGTGCTTCTTTCTCCAATAACGTGATAAGTTGCTTTTTAGGAATAAGCTCTGTTGGGTCGATAAGTTCAACATACGACATCGTGATTCTTGTATCACCGGTGAAGATGGGACAACTTTGATGGTCGTTACTACACTGAATCCAGTGGGTCGAGTTGGGTATATGATACGGTGTCTTACCTTTACAATGAATGAGCAGCTCCCTACTGGTAACCCAATCCTTAATTCTGTTATAGGCTTGACGGTTACGTCGCAGGTCAGTTTCTTCAACAACACAAATTATAGCTCCTTCAAGTTCGGCATTGAATCCTGCTTGAGAAATCAAAGCGGCATCTGCTCTCTTGTATCCTTTTGTTAGAAGGATATTGAGAGCTTCATGGAATATAGACTTACCGCTATTTTGTGGCCCGTAGAAGAATAAATAGGGTAAAGGTTCAAGTGGCTCTTGGAATAGTGAAGCTATCCAACACTTAAGATAGTCTCCACCTGTCAAGATTCCATTGGCTTTGCACCAAGGATTTGACTTGACTGTATCATCAAGACCTTTACCACAATGGTCAAGAATTCTTTTCCATGTTGGATAGTTTAAAGATTCTTTATTCTGTGTTGGTGTATAACGGAATTGAGCCGCATTCCGGTTCCATTCCCTATCACCGGGATATTCCGTTTGAAATGGCTTGTTAACTACTTTCCAACATTTGAAGACACTGGCTCCAAGTATTGTAGTTATTTCTTTGTTACTTAATCCAAGTGAAGCTAGTGCCACACGAATATGCTGTAAAGGTTCGTGACGCCACTTGGCGTCTGATTTAATCATCCAACCATAGTCTTCATTTGTTTCAGTAACAAGATGTCTGACTAAATCATCATAGTTTCCAACTTCCTGCTCAACAGGAGCCGAAACTTGAGTATTAAATATTTTTATCCATTCACTTTTCTTCGGCAACCACCCTTGCATTTCATCGGCGCGGTCGGCTTCTTTCCGCTCGACAACGGCAATAAGCCTACCGTCTTTGTGCTGTTTGAGTTTTGCTTCACGGGACTTGAGAGGCGCACCGACATCAAGTGTGACGCCAAGCAACTGCGCCGATTTTTCGGCGACTTCAGCTTCTCTAAAAATAAAGCCGCCTTTAGGGTCTTCAAGCGCCCCAAACGCTTTGCTTGCAGTACGAAGGTCCGCCTCCCGATTAAGGTAACACCGGGTCCAACCTTGACCGTCTTGGTCCCATGATTCATGTTCTTGTACTCCCGGTGTATAACGTCTTATTGTCCATGCACCTTTACGCATAGGGAATGCAAAACAGTTTTGTTCATTTGGGTTAGTTGCCTTGGTGTTTGATTCAAAAAATCCTTTGAAGTCTAATTCTTTATGAGCTTTCTGTAACCAATAAGTATGTGTTACAAGCATATGATGGTCTTGGTCCCACCACCAAAATGCATTCTCATTCTTTAAATACTCAATTAACTTTTTGTGTTCTTCATCAAGCGGGACTCGCGGTCTTTGTCCAGCAAGTTCTTCAAACGAATCCCCGCGTCCGATTGCTTCGATAAGTTGTGGGAGATTCTTGCGGCGTGAACCAGTAATAACTTTAACATGGTCACGCCAATTCGGAGGGATTTCATCAAGGACTGTACCTTGTTTAATAAGTCTAAGACCATCTGTTCCCTCCATCTTGCGGTGCCATACCCACATGTTACCACCGCAGATGTCAACTTTGCTATGAAAATCAAAACCAGTTAACGCAGACATCTTGCCAAGGATTGCCCTAGCAAGTGCTGCATGTTCATTATGATTCTTTGTTGGAATATCTTTCAGGAATACATACAAATGTATGCCAGTTCCTGAAGTAGATTTACGGACTGTGACCCAAGGGATTTTTGAAGCAGCATCCCTAACAGCTTCTAATTCTTCATTAGTTAGTTTACCACCATGTTTATCACTGTGTCCAATTATGGCATCAAAATCAAATGCTACCCACTTGGAGCATCTATGTAACCAATCCCAACCGGTCATGCCTATTGCTTCAGCATGTTCAGCTAAGTCAAACTTGATTTCTTTATCAGAGTATTCAGGCTCGGTAGAGGCTTTATAAGGTATCCTAAAACTTTTCCAAGTAGTTAAGCCGTCGGTCCAACCATGCCAACGCCTACCTTCAAATTCAGCGTCAACACGTTCGCCGCCGTCTTGGGCGACATTGACTTGGCATTCTATATGCAAGCCGTACAAATCGGCTAAATCTTTGTGTGTCTTTGCTGATAAGAATCGTTTGATTGCCTCTGACCGCGTTGGCATGATTAAAAAATCACCTTTCTTGGGCTTGATAAAATTATCAAAACTTAAAAATCAAATCATTTTTCAGGGATTCAAGAATCCGCCACTAGGCTTTACGGTTATTTACTGGAAATTTTAACTGAAATCTGTAAGTTACGTAATTAGGTCACTTACTGTTTTACCTACTGACTGTAGTAAAATCCTACAGTAATAATAATATATTAAGGAATATCCTATTATAATATAGCGCGGGAGAGAGTCAGTCATATCGAACGTAAGTCACGTAATTACGTGACTTACGGATTTTGGTTAAATTTTCCGGTAAATATCCGTAAAACCGTGTGAGGGACTATAGACTTTCAGGAGGGAGGTGCCTATGCGTTAGTTTTGATTTGATTTCTGTTTATCGGTCGGTTTGATTTTCTAATCAGATGCAAAAATCAAGGAGAGAATGGAAGATGGGACAGCTAACTACTATTAAACTGGCAGAAATCCGCGAGAACCCCGTTGCCCTTCGTTCGGTCAATAAGGACTCTGAGCAGTATCAGGGACTTGTTGATTCAATCAGACAGAAGGGCTTTTTCGGCGCTATCACTGTCCGTCAGCAGGAGGACAAGGAAAGCGGCGATACCTATTACGAGTTGGTGGACGGTCTGCACCGTTTCTGTGCCGCCAAGGATGCTGGCCTTGAGGAAATTAACTGCGATATCGTCACTTATGGCGATGATGCAGTTCTTGAGGCACAAATCATGGCGAATATTCACAAGGTGGAGACTCGCCCCGTTGAGTATTCCAAGCAGTTGACACGCATCCTTACCCGTAATCCGCTTATGACTGAGGCCGAGCTTGCGACTAAGCTTGGCAAGTCTCCGCAGTGGATTCAGCAGAGGCTTGGACTGACCAAGATTTCCGATGAGGGAATCATCAAGTTGGTCGATGAGGGAAAAATCAAACTGGCAAACGCCTATGCCCTTGCCAAGCTTCCGCCTGAGGAAATGGCGAATTTCGTTGACAGGGCTATGACTCAACAGCCTGACGAGTTTGTTCCGGCTGTCAACGCCCGCGTGAAGGAGATTCGTGAGGCCAAGAGGGCCGGGCAGGATGCCGCTCCCGCCGAGTTCCAGCCTGTTGCTTTCATGCAGAAGCTTACTGACATCAAGACAGAGCTTGAGAGTGGTGCGGTCGCTAAGGTGCTGTGTCAGGGCCTTAAGACTCCCGCTGACGGCTTTGCTATGGCTGTCAAGTGGGCACTGCACCTTGACCCGAAATCCGTTGAGGCTCAGAAGGCCAAGGACGAGGAGCGCAAGCAGAAGGTTGAGGAGCAGAAGAAGAAGCGTGAGGCGGAGAAGGCCAAGAAGCGTGCTGAGAAGGCCAAGGAGAAGGCCGAGGAGGCCGCGAAGGCTGCCGCCGAAGCTGCTGCAAATCTTGAGTGATTTCTAAATCATCGAACATAGAGAAAGGAACCAACAATGCCTGAGAATGAAAATGCCATGATACCGGCGGAAGTGGCCGGTGGCCTTGCAAAGTTCGATGATGATGTATTCGCCAAGATGAAGTCGGGGGACTTCCTTCCTAGACTTCAGCTTATGACGGCCAACAGTGATAAGTGTAAGGAAGGGCAGTTCCCCATTAATCACTATGCCTTTATCCGTGACCAGAATTTTCAGGACTTGGGTGAAACCGTTGATGTTTTAATCATCACTTGGAGGCCAAAGGCTCTTGAAATTGGTGATGATGTTACAAGCGTGTTCGACCCTGAGCATGAAGAGTTCGCACGGATACAGGAGAAATCTGCGGAGGCCAATTCCGGTTGCATGTACGGGCCGGAGTTCCTTGTCTATATTCCTCAAATCAATGAGTTCGCAACATTCTTCTGTGGCTCCAAATCATCGAGGCGGGAGGCCCCAAACATCCGAGCATTAATGACGAAACCTGCAACATTGAAGTCAAGGTTTGTTGAAACCAAAAAGTATAAGTGGTATACTCCCGCTGTCACTCCTTGTTCCACTCCGTTCAATCCTCCTGATATGGACGCACTGAAGAAGATTGTTGATAAATTCAACAATCCTCCAAAGTTCGAGAAGGAAGTTGCGGACGGCGCCGACGAAAAGGATGGGCGCGAACGGTAATCGCGTTCAAGGGTGGGACCGGTCGGGGGACCGGTCCCACCCACTATTAATTAGGTAAGGCTAAAATGGATTATAAAGTCTACCCGTTAGCAATAACGCAAGTTTCTTGGCAGACCTTTATACAGGTTTGTCAAGAAACATTAGGTTTCTCACCGACTCGCGGCCTTGATAAACAAGGTTTGTCGGTCGAGAAACCTTCTGCATTTTTGGCTTGTCTTGATTTAGAGAACAAACCACTAGACAATTTACGTAATCGCTTAAGTCTTACGTTTGAGCATTTTAGTGTTAGTTTTATAATCAAAGGTAATGAGAAGTTACTTAAGCAAATTGCATTTCTTGGTACTTTGCACATTGTGCATAAGCAGCAAAATGATGATTTTTTAATCATCGTTTCCGGCACAATGGATAAGTGGTATAGCACAGTTTTAAGAGCTTGTCAAGAACACAGACCAAAAGAATTACGTTGGGTATTTAATGTAATCTTTGCATTCTTCAAAGACGCAGGATTCGGGGATGTTTGGCATGGCAAAGAACGTAAAACATTGCCCGATAATACATTTGTGTTTGTTTTCAGGTAGGGCCGATTTAGGGGTTTGCTTCGTTTTTCCTCTAATCGGGGTAACTGCCTAGCCAGCACCCTACCATATACTTTTAGGGAGTGGCTGAAATGTACAGACCGTTGCACCGGCGCGCGGCTTGCAGAGTAGGTCACTCCCTAATGATTTTAAAATCATGGGGGCGAAATGGTTTCGACGGTGTAGAGGAGATAGTTTCTGCGTGTCGAGGTTGGTCGGTGGGCCTCGTAAAAAGCCGACTAAAACTAAACTGCCGCTCCGCGGCGCATGGCTGCTTGACGCAGCCACGTTCACCGATAAGATTGGTGTGGTAGTCGGATGAGCGTCATACAACACCGGACAGTGGGAAAGACTACTGACAGTGGGAAAGACTACAAACCAATGCCGAGTTGGCGGTGACTGGATACCGTAAATACCAGTACACACGTAGACGAGACTATTAAATCTAGGCCGGACGCGGGTTCGATTCCCGCCGCCTCCACCAAGTTTGGGGGTATATTATGGGCGACCATGCTAATGACGCTATAGATTCTGCTCTTGATGATTGGGTCAATGAGCATGATGATGAGCGTGATGATTATGATGATGTTTTAATCAAGCACGGAACGCCGTCGTCCAACGGTAGGACTGTGGATTTTGGGTCCACCAATCGGGGTTCGAGTCCCTGCGGCGTTACCATTGAGTTTAAAATCAAGATAAAGCATAAGTGGACTGACAATGATTGGGAAACAATGCTTCATCATGATTTAAATGCTATGGCGTTAGCTCGGTTTCTTTTTGTAGCCGACATGTTTGACCTTGATGAACACATTCCATTTGACAGCGAGGATTGGTAATCATGGTTAAAGGTACAGGTTTCCCTGAAATGGTCAAGTTTAAGGCTGGCCGGTATCTTGAGCCAGTACAAATGATTGTTGATTCAAAAGTCATTTGGCTTAAATTCAAGTATAATAAGAAAATCATAGCTGAAGTAAAAGTTATGGAAGGTGCTAAGTGGCATCCAAATGTACGTGTTTGGAGTATAAAGAATTGTTCACGCAATTGGTTCCAGCTTAAATATTTAATGCAAGATAATCCTTATGCTCATTATGATAAGCCATTAATAGAATTCCATAGTCAAAGACCCTTAATGCCTCACCAAATCGAAATGGTGCAACATGCTTTGACTAGGCATTATTGTATCTTTGCTGCTGAAATGGGAACAGGTAAAACTTTAGCAGCAATTGAGATTATGGAAGCTATTGGCGTTGAAGATTATGAAGCTTGGTATATTGGGCCGAAGTCAGGTGTTAAGGCTGTTAATCTTGAATTAGATAAATGGGCTAGTAAAGTACGCCCAAGAATGTTTACGTATGAAAAAGTTGTTAGACACCTGAAAGGATGGAATGATTCAGAAATCATCCCACGAATAGCAATACTTGATGAGTCTAGTAAAATTAAAACACCTACAGCGCAACGTTCACAAGCTGCAATGTGGGTAGCTGAAGCTATCCGTGAGGAGTATGGTGATGAAGGATTCGTCATTGAAATGTCAGGAACACCGGCCCCCAAGTCTCCTGTTGACTGGTGGCATCAATGTGAAGTTGCCTGTCCGGGTTTCATCCGTGAAGGAAATATACATAAGTTCAAAGCGCGTTTGTGCCTTATCGAGCAACGAGAAAGTACAATTACAGGGGGAGTTTACCCTCACATTGTCACATGGTTTGACGATAGTAATAAGTGTAAGGTCTGTGGTCAACCGAAGGAAGATTCAATCCATTCTCAAATGGCTCAAATCTCAGGTGAAGGACATGAGTGGGTAGAATCAGTAAATGAAGTTGAAAGATTATACAAGCGCATGAAAGGGCTTGTGCTTGTACAGTTTAAAAAGGATTGCTTGGGCCTACCTGAGAAACGATATGAATTAGTTACAGTTAAGCCAACAGTGGATATGATACATGCTGCTAAATTAATAACAAGGAATAGCCGTAGAGCAATCACGGCTTTAACTTTGTTAAGAGAACTAAGTGACGGTTTCCAGTATAAAGATGTTGAAGTAGGTGAAAAGGAATGTGAGAATTGTTTAGGAACTGGTAAGGTAAAAATAAAGGTTCCAAAAGATGATATAAATATCATGGAACCACAGGAAATTAATCCTGAGGATTTCATTGAGAAAGAAGTCATTTGTGATACATGTGGTGGATGTGGTCAGTCACCAAAATTTGAACGTAAAGCTGATGTAGTTGGTAGCCCAAAAGATGCATACTTCAAGAATGAACTTGAGAACCATGAAGAAGTAGGAAGATATATTGTATGGGGAGGTTTCCAAGGCACAATTGATAGATTAATCAATATTGCTTTAGAACAAGGTTGGACCGTGTTAAGTGTTGACGGTCGTGGATACAGAACTTTCTCTCCAATAGCCGGTGAGAATCCAAATCCAAATGAATTACTTATTGGTATGGATAGGAAGCATCCACAGTACAAAGAAATAATGATTAAATATCCAAAGGTATGTTTCATAGGGCATCCTCAAGCGGGAGGGATGGCCCTAACACTACATGCCTCACCAACAGAATTGTTTTATTCAAATTGTTTCAATGGCGAAGCACGGATGCAAGCTGAAGATAGGGCGCATCGTATAGGCATGGATGAGAATAGGGGGCTTATAATTAAAGACTTGATTATGTTACCAACTGATAAGTTAGTATTGGACAATTTAAGAGTTAAGAAAAAGATGCAAGATGTAACTATGGGAGAACTAAATACTGCATTTAAGGAGTTAGAAAATGAATAAGAATGTTGAAATGAAAGTTGAGCATATCCCGCTGGATAAGATTATTGCCGACGAAGAATTCAATTGTCGTGGACAGATAGCGCCAATTGATGTTGTTGACCTCGCAAAAGATATTGAACGTAATGGTCTTATTCAGCCAGTAGTTGTGTGTCCTGTTGAAAATAGTGATAAGTTTAAACTTATTGCTGGTTTCCGCAGATACACAGCTTTTAAAGTTCTTGAGCGTGACACAATACCTTGTGTTGTCCGCTCAGATATGATGAATGATATTGATGCTAGATTTTTTAATCTAGCTGAAAACTTAAAGCGACGTAATCTTGATACACTTCAAGAAGCTAAAGCATTAAATAAATTGCGTGGGATTGGTGTAACTGAAACAGATGCTGCTGAACGTCTTGGTAAATCTAGAGCATGGGTGCAAGTTAGATATATGGTTCTTGCTTTGCCTCCTGATATTCAATTGCTCGTTGGACTTGGAACAATTAAACAAACACAGATTCGTGAACTTTATACATTGATGAATGAGGCAGGTCGTGATGCTGTCTATGAAGCTGCAAAGAAAATCAAAGAAGGCAGAGCAAAAGGACTTGCTGTATCAGTAAATACAAAAAGGACTAAGGCTAGTTCAAAAGTTCATCGTAAGCGCGCAGAGATTTTTGATATGATGGAACATATACAGTCAACAGGTATTGGCAATGGTCTTTGGACACGCTGCCTTGCTTGGTGTGCTGGTGAAATTAGTAACAATGAATTATACTTTAGCCTTGAACAATACGCAAGAGAAAGAGAATTAAATTATACAAGGCCAGTGTAAGGAAAAGTAATGATATTTCTAGACACTGAAACCTGTGGCCTACACGGTCCTACTGTATTAATACAGTGGGCTGAAGATAATGGGCCTATTAATCTTCATTCGGTTTGGACAGAGCCGATAAAAGATACTATTGAATTGATTGAAAAATTTGTAGCCAGTGATATTTGTGGTTTCAATTTGAGTTTCGACTGGTTCCATATTTGTCAAACATACACAACGTTGATACAGTTTCCTGATTGGAATGTGTATCCTGAGGACCACATAAATCAATATGCAATCTACGAGGAACAGGCAAGATTTGGGCCGTGCCTTAAGCCGCAGGGTGCATTGGATTTAATGTTACATGCCCGTAAAGGTCCATATCAATCGTTGATGGATAGGAATGATGTAAGAATCAAAAAGGTTCCAACTGCCCTTGCAAGAAAACTTGCTATTGAACTTGATACACGCATCCCAATAAAGGATGTGTATTTCGCTAAAAGAGTTAATCGTAAAAGACGTTGGCAAGTTCAAGATATAACTGATGAAGCAGGTAACATTGATGTAGACTTCAAAGATGTTGTATTGAAATTTGCACCATCAAGTGCATTAAAGGCTCTTGCTCAGGATGCACTTGGCTATAAAACTGAAGAAGTTAAGATGTTTGCAGAAGTAGAGCCTCCTAAGGAATCGATGCCAATTGAACTTGGCTATGCTCCTTGGGCATTAGCTGTTGGAAAACCGGGGGATTGGAAGGGTGCTTGGCCGGATGTTGGAAAAATCAGTGTCCACATTTCCCATTGGGGATATAATAGACTCGCTAGAGAATATGCCTCTGACGATGTTAAATACACGCGAGAACTTTATGAGTTCTTCGGCAGACCATTCATTAATGACGACGATAGCGTCCTTGCCTGTATGGTCGGAGCCGTTAGATGGCGGGGCTTCGCAATTGACTTGGGGGCGATAGAAGCACTGAAGCAAACAGCATTGGAGAAACTCAACAGTGTCAAATTCAACTTCAACTCGCACGATGTTTGTCGAAGATACATGGAACAAGTTTTATCCGAAACAGAAAAACTCGTCATGCGAGTTGATGGTAAAATCACTACTAAGGGACCTATCCTTGAACAGATTGCGCGATGGAAAGAATCCGAAGTACACGATGCTTGTAATGGACAAGGGTGCCATGACTGCGAAGACGGGCTGATTCAAAAATCAGACACTCCACATCCAGCCGCGGTACGCGCTCAAGAGATTCTTGATGCAAGACATGCGAAGAAAGAGATAGAACTATATGACAAACTACTCCGTGCCGGTCGCTTTCATGCTGACCTTAATGTCATTGGTACTCGCTCTAGTCGTATGTCGGGAACTGGTGGACTTAACGCACAAGGCATTAGACGTGCGAAGGAAACGAGAAGTTGTTTTCCTCTTGCTGATAGGGGCCTTGTGTTGTGCGGTGGGGACTTTGCTGGCTTTGAAGTTGTTTTGGCTGATGCTGTTTACAAAGACCCCGTGTTGAGAGAAGATTTAACAACCAAACGTCCATGTCCAAAATGCAAAGGTGTTGGTTGCGACGATGAAGATTGCAAAGATGGACAAGTTGATACAAAAATCCACGGACTGTTTGGAGTATTCCTGTTTCCCGGTATGACGTATGATGAAATCCTTGCAACGAAAGGATTACCCGGTGAACAAGACAAGTATGTTAGGAGCAAAAATGGGGTATTTGCAAAGCTTTATGGAGGGGAAGCTTACACGCTCGTTAATAGAGTCGGCATTACTCAAACAGCCGCCGATGAAGCAGACCGCGAATGGAATAAGAAATATAAAGTTTGGGGAGAGGAGCGAAAGAAAATCTTCGACATGTTCTGCTCCATGCGACAGCCCGGAGGAATTGGTACAAAAGTTGAGTGGCATGAACCAGCCGATTATATCGAAAGTCTTTTCGGGTTTAGACGATACTTTACTCTTGAAAATCAGATTTGTAAGGCGCTCTTTGAGCTTGGAGAAAACCCTCCCGAAGAATGGCAAGGACTTAATATTAAAGTTACTAGACGAGATAGAGAACAGACTGCTTGTGGTGCTGTTAGGTCAGCTTTATTCGCCGCCGCTTTTGCCGTGCAAGCGGCGAACATGCGCGCCGCAGGGAATCATGTTATTCAATCTAGTGGTGCCCAAATTACTAAAATGTTACAACGTAAACTTTGGGATTTACAACCATCTGGAATCTATGCTTGGAGAATTCAACCTTTAAATGTTCATGATGAAATCATGTGCCCACATCATTCCAGCATTAAAATGGACATACGAAATATTGTTGATTTATTCATCATTGAAATGCGTCCGCATGTGCCATTAATTGCAATTGACTGGAGTGATAGACTTAAGAATTGGGCGGAGAAATAGGTGACTTATGGATGAATTAACACAGCTTTGGATTGCAATCATACAATACGGACATCAGTTAGGCGTGAAGTCTATTGCAAAAGCCTTATCTGAAGATGAGGCAATGGCGTATTACGCCATTTGTAGATTTATTCGGATAAAAATGGCTGTGGACGCTTACGTGTTGGAACAACACCTAGAGGAAAGAAAGAATGAAAGGTCTAGTGAAACTGAGAGAGGAGGTACATAACCGTGCTATGACATTTAGAACTATTGAAAACATTGTTCTGCGGCCAACTTTCACTAGGCTGTGGATAGATTCAACAGATGAAGAAAAAGAAGCTGTTGAAGATATCATAACGCGGGGGGATAGAAAACAACTTAACCAATGGATGCGTGACCATCCATCGGTTAATCTCGGTGAAAGACCATTCCGAAATCTCAGAGAGATTGGTAAAAAGTTAGGAATAACAAACTACTCTCGGTTGAGTAGGACTGACCTTATCTCGGCAATTATTGAAAAGGAGACAGAGCATGGACAGGCTGCAAAAAGTTGAACGTATGCGGGTGATGTTGTTGGAAATGAGTTTGTTGATTCAAAAATCAGGAGTATCGGGTGACTATCTTACTGTGCCGAAGGATTCCGAAAAGCTGAGAGCAGCATTTGTTGATGATGGACTCAAGTGGCTTGAAGACCTTCACAAGAAAGAGTTCCGTGATGCACAAAGAATCAGGGCATTGCTCCCTGAAGAACTGTGGACTCGTTATGAGAATTGGGGCGACTTTACAGAACACCGTGAAGTACAGCTTTTGAATGAGGCATTGGCGACATTGAAGAAAGCTATTCGCCGTAAGAGTCGCCCTGATTTCTTTAAGAAGGGTAAGATTAATGGGGAACTCAAAAGGCTACACGAGAAAGGAACTGGAAAACGCAGTAAGAAAACTGTTCAACGACACACAGAAGGTGATACAGACAGTTGATGATTTACTCCAACGATTTGAAAATGTTAATCGATTGATGAAAGAAATGCTTGGTGTTATTCTTGTATTAAAGAAGAAAGGTTTGGTGTTCGATGATGAAATTGCTCAAGCCCTCACTGACGCGCATAAGGCGGCTACTCAAAAAGATAGTGTTCGACCCCAAGAAACCGGGTCCAATGAAGATAATAGCGGCAATGGAGGACACAACGTATTACGAGAGGAGGGCACAGGTTCTGATAGAGGAGGCAAGAGCAATCCGTCTGAGTGATGATGCCAGCGGTGACTATGAGCAAAGAATCATTCAGGCAATTCAAATGCTTGTGCTTGCCGGTTTGAATAAATGAAACCATTTAATCCTAAACGGACAGGTAAAGCTGCTCCTGAAAGGAAAATACAGAATGCAATAAAAGATTTTTTACTCATTAAAGGTTGGTACATTATGGAAACACATGGTAATATGTATCAATCAGGATTCCCCGATTTGTTTTGTTGTCATAGTAAGTATGGGCAACGATGGGTCGAGGTAAAATTGCCGGGCGGTAAAGGCTCTAAATTTACACCAGCGCAACTTGAGTGCTTTCCAAAGATTTGCGCTAATGGTTCGGGAGTTTGGGTGCTAACTGGTGCAACAGAACAAGAGTATGAAAAATTGTTTAGACGCCCAAACTGGTACGAGTATCTAGGTGTGTGGAAATCCTAGGGGGAAAATAATGTCTAAAAGGATTGGGGTATTTGTAGATATTTCCAATATTTATTATTGTATCGGAAAGAAGTTCGACCAACGTAAGTTAGATTACCGCAGATATTTAGAATTTTTGAAAGATATGGGAGACATACAACATGCCATTGCATACGGTGCACAAATTAATAATGAGGCGAGAGGATTTATTCATTGTTTGAGACAAGTTGGTTTTGAGCCAAAATACAAAACACCAAAAGATTATCATAATAAAGATAACTTTAAGCGTAAGGCTGATTGGGATGTTGGTATTGCTATGGATATCGTTCGGCTCATTGACCGCCTTGATTTAATAATCTTAGGTACAGCCGATGGCGACCTTACTCCAGTGGTGGAGTGGGCCAAAGAAAAGGGCGTGGAGGTCGTTGTATTTGCTTGCGGCATTTCGAGAGAATTAAAGAATGTCGCAACTAAGTATATCGAAATCCCTGAGTCTATGTTGGAGAGTCCCAAAGATGATAAACAACCAACCATTGAAGGTCAGCCCGACGCCCGAGGATTTAATGGAGAACAAGAAGTGGAAGACAGCAGTGAAGGAGAGGAGGATAGGGACGTTTCGGATTCCGATTGAATTAATTAGACAATGGCCGGCTTTTGCTAGAGACATTTTACATGATAAATTAATCGTTAGAGCCGAAACTAAGTTTGCTTATAATGCTGTGGAATATGAAGCGTTTTGCATACAATTTGAACCTACTCCAAACTCTGAGATTCCACCTTACTATGACCTACAATTTGTGTACGCAGAAATACACGATGAAGAAATAAAAGAGTTAGCAGAATGTGAAATATTACCGTGGGACTGGAGCCTAATTAAATGCGTCTTTTAAGAATGGACAAACATAATTGCTTGTTATATGCTGCTGCTATGGTGCTTGACTGTAGTGTTGATGAATTAATCGAAGAGATTGGGCATGATGGAATGGACGTAGTTTGGCCGCAACTTATACCACCCCTATGTTTTCAAGGCCACCATATTCAAGAGATAATAGATTGTTTTGTAGCTAGAGGTTTTGGATTAATGCTTGTGGAAAGAGAATGTTTTCAAGCACCGGCTGAAGATGTATCGCCATTACAAACATTTGAACATTTTGAAGAAAGATTCTTGCATCATGTAGAAGGTAAAGAAGCCATAATGGTAGGTAGACACAAACAAAAACAATGCGGACATGCATGGGCATGGGATGGTGAAAGATGCTATGACCCTAATGGATTCTTAGCAGAACTAAAAGAATATGAAGTCAGAGAGGCGTGGATTAAAACATCACTTTAACCGGATTACTTACACAAATTTACAAGTTTTGATTTGATTTTTATGCTTTTTGAATCGGTCGGTATATCGAATGTTACGGTTACGGAACATGCGTTACAGTTAAGTAACGCGCTAAGTCACGTAATTAGGAGATTTACGAAAAACATGTTACGCCCCGGTAACAATGATATGCAAAGCTATATAGCTAAGTGACCTAATTAGGTCACTTAAGCTTGGCACGGGTTTTGCTATTCAACATTATTGCGCCGCAAGCGGAGGCCAGGCGGCGGGGAGAAATCAAATCAAAAAAGGCTAAAATGATGCAAAAATCAAGCCACGATTTGTCAGAGAAATCTGACCTTTCTTTGTTGGTAGAGCGGCTACGTGCGGGGGACCGTACCGTAGCCGAATTGATTATTGAATCAAACATCACTGTCGCAAAACGTATTGCGAAGTATTACTCAAAATGGTATCCTGATAAATCCGACGACATAAGAGGCGCGGCTTTCGTAGGACTCACGCAAGCGGTTACGTGGGCATACGAGGGACGCATGTACGATAATAACATTATACCGTACATAGCAAAAACAGTTGATAGATTCATCAAGGATTTCCTTGAGAAAGACCACTTGATTCGGATACCTCGTTCTGCCTTCCGTGAAATGATTCAACGCATGGAAGCAATACAGTTTCTTCCTATCGCATTCCCGCTACACATACGTAATGATGATGAAGAAAACTCGGCTGATGAAGAAATCATCGAGCCGGCGGCTCCTGTTGATACTGACCCATTGGAACTGATGGAGTTCTTCGACAGACTAGCACTAACTGAATTCGAGAAGATTGTGTTGACTCAAAAATCAGAAGGGAGGACATTACATGAGATAGCTGAAATGACAGGCAAGTCGCATGTGTGGATTTACAAGACTCTGGAGAATATCCGCGAGAGGGCGGATAGACTGAGAAGGAGCAAGTACGATGAGTGATGAAAACATCAATCCTGAAACCGGCGTTGACGAGGGAGAGCCGGTCAACGTGGCGAAGATGAAAGCCGCCAGCGACATCTGCAAGGCGGCGAAAGCCTACGAGCGGGGTGTCCTCAACACCAGCGAGTTGATTGAAATCGCAAGCCGCAAACCGCAGTGGATTCCGGCCAGTGACCACAACAACCACGGCTACTACAAGCTGTACGCCCGTCAGGGTACGCAGGAGTGGTGGCTCATGTCCCTGCACGACCACATGGGTTTCGACAGTGCGCGCATGTGTGCGAGAATCCTCAAGATGCATCACGGTGTGATGGAAATCACCATTGTCCACACCACTCCCATCGGGCACGTACTCAATACGTGGGCGGTGTAACATGAGTAACTACTCAAGCCCGACAACTGACATCGAAGTCAAGGTAGGCATCTGCGAGAATCCCGGTCCCTGCTGGCAGTGTGGTAGAAACATCAGAAAGGACGAGCGTTACGTCCTGATTGCTTGCTACGACAAGGAAGCAGACATGCACTTCGGACAGGGCTACTGCTCAATCGAGTGTCTGCAAGAGGACTTCGCGGAAATGATGGCTGAGAAAGATGAAGAAATCATTTACCCGAGACTTCAGCCGCAGGAGAAAGGTAAGAAGTGGGTATTCATCACACAGAATGCCTACGTTGGCGGAATCAAATTCGCCGCAGAAATCCATGAGATACCTGATTCACACGCAGGAGATTCAAACAAGGCAGCGTGGTGGTTCCTGAATCGGATTTCTGCATCAGCTTGCCTTGAAATGAAGGCAATCCCAATCGAGCAGTGGCTCGGCGTGAAGGAAGGTGTTGCCTAACCTGAGAAACAAGCGCAATGCTTGTGGAGGAAACACATGACCCTCGAAGAGAAACTTGATGAAGTAGCCAATTTCATCGAAGGACACAAACAGGGAGAAATCAGCTTAGAGGCTGTGATGGCTACAGTCTTTGAACTGATTGAAATCTACAACTGCAACCATCCCGGTGTTTTCCGCGGTAGCACTTGTCCCAAGTGCGGGGAGTATGTCACATGAGTAGGTGTGCATGGTGTGGTAAACCCGGTGGCAAGATGATGAAGGATGATAAGGGCGTTCCTTATCATCCAAAGTGTTACAATGCAATGGCACGGAGGGAAAGGAGTAAGCCCGATGAAGTGCGTAAAGAACGTTGATGAAAGCATCATTGTTAGAGTCAAGGATGATACCGCTGTCAAGATGGTTGACAGTGGCAAGTGGCAGTACGCCAAGAAGTCTGAATGGAAGGCGGCTGGCCGTCAGTATGGGCCGATGAAGGTGCGCTGATGAATACACCAAAACCGGCTGAAGAATGTCAGTGTACCATCCAAACAGAACTTTTTAACGGAGGGGGAGATTCCGTTGGAATGTTTTGTGATACCTGCCATAAATTTCATGGCAAAGTAAATACAAGACCTTGTGATATATGTTCACATCATTACATAGATAACAGGGGCAGTGGATGCGGGATTAGTAATCCGCCAATGGCTAAGGATGGTCAATGTGAGAAATATAATCACGGTATGCCTCATATTGACCCACATGGGAATATAAATTTTCCTGTATGTCAATATGTACCAAGTACCCCGTGCCCACAATGTGGGCATACAAAAGTTGATATCGAGTTTGCTGATGCATGTGGAATGCAGGTGGAATGTCAAAGGTGCCACCACATGTTTTATATGCAAAATCCTTCAATAGAAAAGACTTGCATGACCTGTGCAAACTTTTCTAATGGAGAATGTATTGTAGGTCGTCTTGAGGAAGTCAAGGGCTATGACTGTGATTACTGTGGCAACTGGTGTACGGAACGAATCTTCTACGTGAATGCTTATGAAGTTACTCGGAACTACGGTGGTCCCGAGGAAGGTGGTTGGTGGTATAATCTTCATGTTCCAATCGCAAGTGTGCCGGTTATTGCATCAAGTAGGGATGATGCAAAAATCAAGGAGAAGGTGAAAGAACTGGAGGAGTTCTTCAAGGACAGGTCATACGGAAACATCTACTCCATGAAGGGTGGTCAGGAGTTGAATGTCTATGTCGAGGACAAGTTTGCGGAGCTTGAACCAAAAGAGAGGCCGCATTATGAGTAATAAAGAAAACGTAACGTGGATGCAGTACAAAACACTGCACAATTTACTACTCGCTGGAGTAGTAAGGATTGAACGCGACCAATACGTAGGAACAGCC